AACCCATTAAAAATGTTTTCAAATCTTTTTCAACCTAAAGATGATTTAACAGAAACTGTATCTGATAATGATAATGATAAAAAAATAAAAGAGTTAATGGATAAATATACTAAACAATTAACATTAGAAAGAGGAGAGTTTGAAGGCAAACATAAGTTTAAAGGAACAGAATATGCTGCAAGAGACTTTTATAGCCAAGGCAGTATGGAACTGCAAGGTCTAGGTACAGATGGAGAACAATCAGGAAGAGTGTTCTTTCAACCAAGTAACATGGGCAGAGCCAATGATAAATTTAGATACAATATAGGCGGCTTTAAAAACGTATATATGTCTAGAAAAGAACTTAACAAATACTTTGGATTTCCTCCTAATCATGACTTAACTCCAGAACAGATAGCATCTTTTGATCCGTTAACAGCATCAAAACAAAGTGTAGCAGGATCAGAAATAGATAATATGTTAGGAATTAATAGAGAAGAATATGTTGCTCCTACTCCTAAATCTGATATTTTAACAGCAGATGATGTTACTGCTAAGTATGGGGATGTAACAGCAGGTTTAGGAGGTTCAGCATTAAAAGATTTGCCTAAACCTAAACCTATAAAAATAGTACAACCAAAAGAAAAGGATAAAGAAAAATATATACCACCTAAGAAAAAGAAAAAACCCTATGATGCTAAAAAAGAAATGGATAGATTTCGAGCAGACCAAGCTAAATTTAAAAAAGCAGGTTTAGATGAAGGAGCAGCTAAAGGAGAAGCAGCTTCTGCCGCTAGATATGCAGGTTTAGCCAAAGCTTATGGTAAAAATAAAGGAGGATTAGTTAGCAGGAGAAAATCTAAAAAGAAAACCTAAGTCTTACTCTTAGGCTACTTGACCATCACAGTCAACCCCAACAAAGGAGTAAATTAATATGGCAGAATTAGCCGAAGTACAACCTGTAAAAAAAGCAGGTTTCGTTAGTCAACGTAAAACTAAAAATCAAGAACGAATTGAAAAAGATCAAAAAGAACTTGATGAACTTGTAGCTCAAAATAAAGAGCAAGAAGAAGCTGCTGAAAAGGAAGCTGTAAAAGAAGAAGTAAAAGAAGAGGAAACTCTTACTAAAGAAGAGGGTTCTTTTAAAAAACGCTACGGTGATATACGTAGACATATGGCTACTAAAGAAAAAGAGTGGCAGTCTCGTATTGAAGCCTTAGAATCTCAACTTGATAAAGCAACTAAAAATGAATTAGTTCTTCCTAAATCAGACGAAGAGATAGGAGAGTGGACTAAAAAATATCCTGACGTTGCAGCTATTGTAAATACTATAGCAGATAAAAAGGCATCTGAAAAAGCTAAAGAACTAGATGAGCGAGTAAAACAAATCGAAGAGATGCGTTATACTGCTACTAGAGATAAAGCAGAAGCAGAACTTATGGCATTACATCCTGATTTTGCTAAGATTAGGGAAGATGATGATTTTCATGATTGGGCTGAAGCGCAGCCTAAGTGGGTACAGGATGCTCTTTATGAAAATGCTGATGATGCTAAGTCTACTGCACGAGTTATTGATTTGTATAAATCAGATAAAGGAATAACAGGCAAGAAGTCTTCAACAAAAGACAAGTCTGCTGCAACCGAAATTAACACTCGTTCAAAAACTACACCTGTTACTGATGAAACAAAAGGACAATGGCGAGAGTCTCAAGTTGACAAAATGTCTGATAGAGAATACGAAAAAAATGCTGAGTCTATAATGGAATCAATTAGAACAGGAAAATTTATTTACGATATTAGTGGTGCTGCACGATAAAAAAAGTGTTGACATTGTGTAGTTTATCACTATAACTACTAGCATACGTCTAATTCTGGATGTATGCTTTAAAAAGCAAACTATACCTAAAGCTTACCAAAGTTGTATGAGCCTAGAGAATAAAGCGTAGCGCAACGCTTAAAACTTTACACCTTATTAATACTTTGCCCTTATCTGGATGTTTCGCTTATAAATCATAAGCCTAACCTATTTATAAGGAGGATTTATTATGGCTTTTAAAACTGCAGCAGGTTACGGCAATTTACCTAACGGTAATTTCTCGCCAGTAATCTACTCTAAGCAGGTTCAATTAGCCTTCAGGAAGAAGTCCGTAGTAGAGGAAATCACCAATAGTGACTATTTTGGTGAAATATCTTCTATGGGTGATACCGTGAAGATTATCAAAGAACCTGAAATCACAGTCAAAGAGTATGCTCGTGGCGCACAAATTTCGCCTCAAGACCTCGATGACGAAGACTTTTCATTAGTTGTTGACAAAGCAAACTATTTTGCATTTAAAGTTGATGACATTGAAGAGGCTCACTCACATGTCAATTTTGGTGAAATGGCATCTAATCGTGCTGCTTACAGACTATCTGATCAGTTTGACCAAGAAGTTCTTGGTTATCTATCAGGATGGAAGCAGTCAAGCTTAAGCTCAGTAGCAGCGGCTGAAAATACTACCGTATCTGGAACAAAAGCAGTAGACTCTGCAGCAACTAACGAATTGCTTGCTTCTATGTTAGTCGATGCTAATGATTTCAATGGTGGTACTGCAGGTAACTCTATTGTTGTTAAGCCTCGTGCAGGTGGTGATTCATTGAACACGACAACTGCTAACGCTACTCCTTTAGCTGTTATTGCAAGAATGTCAAGAAAGCTTGACCAACAGTATGTTCCTTCAACGGATCGTTGGTTAGTTGTTGACCCTGTTTTTGCAGAGCTAATGAAGGACGAAGACTCAAGACTATTCCAATCAGATTGGGGTGGATCTGGCCTACAAAACGGTTTGATTCTCAACAATGTGCATGGGTTTAAAGTCTATATGTCTAACAACCTTCCTGCTAAAGGCAACGGAGCGACTGGAGCTACTGCTACAGGATCTACACACTTTGGTGTGATCTGTGCAGGTCATAGTTCTGCTGTTGCAACTGCGGAGCAGATTAACAAAACCGAATCATATCGTGACCCTGACAGCTTTGCTGACATTGTTCGTGGTATGCACTTATATGGACGAAAGATTCTCAAGCCTGAGGCTCTATCTCGTGCATATTATGTATCTGGCTTCTAGGGAGGGATTGACTAATGGCAACATATGATATGACATCTAAAGACACCACTGGTGTTTCTTCCAACTCTATAGCAACTCTACCAACTCAAACTGGTATGGGCGCAATGCGAATGATCCAAGCTTATTTGGATATTGACGCACTTGTAGCTGCAGGGTATTCAGGCGCAGACGGTGACATCTTTCAACTAATTGAGATACCTGCAGGAACACTAGTTCTATTCGCAGGTGCTGAAGTAGAGAAAGCTTTCACTGGAAGCTGTACTTTGGACATGGATTTTGCCGCAGGTGATGACATGATTGACGGTGCTGATATTACTTCCACAGGTTTCTGTGCTGAAGGTACTAACGGACAGTCTAATGATGTTACCACAGGTGCTGCGTCCTTGTTTACGCAATTTCAGTCATCTACTGATACGATTGACTGCAAAATTGCAGGTGCTGCTCCTGCTACAGGAAGATTACGAGCTTACGCTTGTGTAATCGACTGTAACGATCTTGGAGCGTCTGGAAGGGCTGCTGATGTTGATAGAGATCAACTAGCTTAAATTTACTAATTGGGAGGGCATTAAGTTGCCCTTCCTTTTAACATAATAAGGATTAATAATGGCAGATACAGTTACAAGTCAAACAATAGTAAATACTCCTCACAAACTTGTGATGAAATTTACTAATACTAGTGATGGAACAGGAGAAAGTACTGTTAATAAAGTAGACGTTAGTGGGTTTACTGCAGGTCAAAGAGTAGACACTACTGATCCTACTACATGTACAGAAGTAAGAATAGATAAAATATGGGCAAGATGTAATGGTATGTCTGTAAGCGTTTTGTGGGATGCTTCATCTAATGTAGAAGCTATTTATTTAGCTGACGGTGGACCAGAACATTGGGATTTTAGTAGTTTTGGTGGATTAGTCAACAACGCAGGAAGCGGTAAAACTGGAGATATATTATTTACAACAGTAGGACATGCAAATACAGAAACGTATTGGATTGTACTAGAAATGACCAAGTTATCTTAGTAAGGAGATAACATGTCAGGAACATATTTAAATTTAACTAATTTAGTTTTAGCTAGAATTAATGAAGTACAGTTAACTTCAGCTAATTTTACTTCAGCTAGAGGGATACAAACACAAGCTCAAAATGCTGTTAATGAGTCTATACGATACATTAATCAGAGAGAATTTAACTACCCTTTTAATCATGCTACAGCTACTCAAACTTTAACTGCAGGTGTAGTACGCTACAGTTTACCGTCTAGTACAAAAAATATTGATTATAATACTTTTAGATTAGTTAAAGACAGTGATTTAGGAGCGAGTGGAGGAAGATTAAGCATTGTTACGTATAACGATTATATAAATAGTTATATAACACAAGAAGATGAAATTAACTCTACTACTGCGGCTGAAGCAATAGACTCTTCCGAAACAGAAATAGACTTAACAAGTGCCTCTGCTTTTGATAGTAGTGGAACAGTATATATTGATAACGAACAAATATCTTATACTGGAATTAGTACTAATACTTTAACAGGCTGTACTAGAGGAGCTAGTTCAACAACTGCTGCTTCTCATGATAATGGTGTTACAGTTACACAATTTTCTGGTGGCGGTATTCCTCGTTACGTTATACGTTCTTCTGATAATAACTATTTATTATATCCCTTCCCTACTAAATCCTATTCAATAAAATTTGATTACTATACGTTTCCTTCTGATCTATCAGCACATGGAGACACAACTTCTATACCTAGTAGGTTTGATCCAGTTATTGTTGATGGAGCAACTGCATTTATATATCAGTATAGAGGAGAAACCGCACAATATCAACTTAATTTTGCTAGATTTGAACAAGGTATTAAAAATATGCAAACTTTATTAATTAATAAATTTGAGTATTTAAGATCAACATTTATACCTCGTTCTGGAAATACTTTTGCAGATTTAAATATAAGAGTATCTTAGTATGCCTGATAATTCACAAGTACAACCTGTAGCATTTAACTGTGAAGGTGGATTAGTATTAAACAGATCTACTTTTATGATGAAAGCAGGAGAAGCTTTAGAATTACAAAATTTTGAACCTGACGTTGAAGGTGGTTATAGAAGAATAAACGGTTTTCGTAAGTATATAAATCATGAATTGCCTCATTCTTCTGCTTCTTCTGAGTCTGTTCTTTTGTCTGCTACTTTTAATAATAATATTATAGCTGCTAGAGGCACAGTTGTATATAGCTCTGCTTCTACAGAACTAGCAGCAGCTATAGCATCTGATACTACTATGTCTGGTTCTGGAACTATAACAGTAGATAGTACTTCAGGTTTTAGTTCTTCTGGAACAATTCAAATTAATTCTGAAATTTTTACGTATACAGGAAAAACAAGCACTACTCTTACTGGTGTTACTAGAGCAGCTTCAAGTACTACTGCTGCAGCACACGGTATAGATGCTATTGTATCAGAAAGTTGGACTTCTAAAGCTACTGGAAGAACTAGTGCAGTAAAATATAACTTTGAACGATACAATTTTGATGGTACAGATAAGTTTATAGCTGTGTCAGGAGCATCTCTTGATCCTATTATATTTAATTCATCTTTATCTGTAAGTACTATTGATAGTACTACTAATGCTGCATCAGGAGCATCAACAACTTTAACTGAAGAAATTGCATCTGATGCTACCCTGTCAGGTGCAGGTGTTATTAAAGTAGCTTCTGTAGCAGATTTTGAATCTAGCGGCAGTATTATCATAGAAAATGAAGAGTTTACGTATACAGGTAAAAGTAATAATACATTTACTGGTGTTACTAGAGCAACTTCTGATACAGGCGCAGTAAAACATACTGCAGGATCAGTCGTAATAGATACGTTTCCTCCTGCTGTTAGAGGAGCTAAGTTTGTTGCAGCATTTAAAGAACATATGTTTTATGCAGGAATGTCTGCAAATCCACAAGAAGTAGTGTATTCTGTTTTAGGTGATGAAACTAGTTTTTCAATAGCTTTAGGTGCAGGAAGTTTTAATGTAGACGATACGATAACTGGTCTTAAAGTTTTTCGTGATGGTTTATTTATTTTTTGTGAAAACAGAATATTTAAACTAAGTGGAACATCTTTTGCTGATTTTGCTGTTACACCAGTTACTAGAAATATTGGCTGTATTAACGGCTCAACTATTCAAGAATTTGCAGGAGACTTAATGTTTTTAGGTCCAGATGGACTGCGTACTGTAGCAGGTACAGCTAGAATTGGTGACGTTGAGTTAGGAGCGATTAGTGCAAATGTACAATCTATTTTTAATGATAATTTAGATGATGCATCTAAGTTTGAAAGTGTAGTAATTCCTGACAAAACACAATATAGAATTTTTTTTACTAAAGATACAGTAACTCAGTCTAGTACTAAAGGTATAATATGTGTTATGAAAGGAGGTAGTACTTTTGAGTTTTCTGAATTAAAAGGTATTAGACCTGCTTGTACAGACACTTTTGTAAGACAGGGGGATGTTATAGTTTTACATGGTTCGTATAATTCAGGGTATGTTTATAGACAAGAATATGGTAATACCTTTGATGGTACTAATATAATGGGAAAATATAGAAGTCCTGATTTAACTTTTAATGATGCAGGTATTCGTAAACATATGCAAAAAGTTTTAATAAACTACAAACCAGAGTCTACTATAGATGCAGATTTGTTTTTACGATATGATTATGAAGATCCTGATATTATTAATCCTGCTGCATATGCTTTAGATTCATCTGATGTTGCTTCAATTTACGGAGTAGATACGTATGCTAAAATTACAGAAACAACTACAGCAGAGGCTCTTGACAATTCTGAAACAGAAGTAGACTTAACTAGTGCAACAGGTTTTGCTAGTTCAGGTGTAGTATATATTGAAGATGAACAAATAACATACACTGGAATTAGTACCAACACTTTAACAGGATGTACAAGGGGTGCAAATGGCACTACTGCTGCAGCACACGATATTGGTACAACTATATGGCAATTTGATGCTACAGTAACAGAGACAGAAGCAACTTATGGAGGTGTTACTCAACCTCTAGTTAGACAAGCCGTAGAAGGATCAGGATTTGCTGTAGCTTTAAGAGTAAATGATGGAGGGGAAACCGCACCCTATTCTATAAAAGGTTTCCAATTAGAATACCAAACAGGAGCGAGAAGATAAATGGGAGCAACATATACAAGACAGTCCTCATACTCTGATGGAGACACAATAACAGCAGCACATACTAATGACGAGTTTAACCAGTTATTAGCAGCATTTGCAGTGAGTACAGGACACACACATGACGGCACTGCAGCCGAAGGTGGACCAATTACTAAACTGCTTGGTAATACTCTTACATTTGGTGCAGGTACATCAGGTACAGATATTACCATTACATTTGATGGAGAAACTACTGACGGTGTTCTTAAGTGGATGGAAGATGAAGACTATTTTGAGTTTTCAGATGACATACTTGTAGCCTCTACAGAAAAACTACAATTCCGTGATACAGCTATATACATTAACTCTAGTACAGATGGACAGCTTGACTTAGTAGCTGACACAGAAATACAGATAGCTGCTACTACTATTGACATCAATGGTAATGTAGACATCTCAGGTACACTCACTATCGGTTCAGCAGGTATATCTGAAGCTGAACTAGAAGTATTGGACGGACTAACAGTTTCAACTACAGAAGTAAATATCCTAGACGGTGATACTTCTGCTACATCTACTACAGTCGCAGATGCAGACAGAGTAGTAATGAATGACAACGGCACTATGGTGCAGGTTGCTGTAACAGACTTAGCTGCATACTTTGACGATGAAATTACAGCTATGCCTAACCTAACATCTGTAGGCACACTTTCCACACTCACAGTAGATAATGTAATAATAAATGGCACGACTATAGGACACACAAGTGACACAGACTTGATGACCTTGACTAGTGGTGTAGTAACTGTTGCAGGTGAATTAGATGCTACAACTCTTGACATTTCAGGTAATGCTGACATTGACGGTACAACTAATTTAGACGCTGTTGACATTGACGGTGTAGTACAGATTGACGGAGCTACAACTTTTGGTGTAGATGACACTGGTGTAGATGTTAAATTTTTTGGTGCTACTTCTGGTGCATATCTCTTGTGGGATGAAAGTGCAGACAAATTACTGACTGCAGGTGGAGCAGTTATTGACATTGTAAAAGATAAGTTGTTAATTGGTGGTACTGCAGTTACAACAACTGCTGCTGAATTAAATATACTAGACGGTAAAAGTTTTGTTGATGAAGATGATATGTCATCTAATAGTGCTACTGCAATAGCTTCTCAACAATCTATTAAAGCTTACGTTGACTCACAAGTTACAGCACAGGATTTAGATGTAACATCCGATAGTGGTACGATTGATATAGATTTGGATAGTGAAACTTTAACTATAGCAGGTGGCACAGGCTTATCCTCAAGTGCATCATCAACAACAGTAACACTAGCAGTAGATGCGGCTCAAACAGGTATAACTTCACTTCTTGCAACAGACATTAAGATAGGTGAAGATGACCAGACTAAAATAGACTTTGAAACAGCAGACGAGATACACTTTTATGCAAACAATGTAGAGCAAGTATATCTAGCTGATAATATATTTGGACCACAATCTGATAGTGATGTAGATTTAGGTTCTTCTTCTGTTCGTTGGAAAGATGCTTATGTAGACAGCATTACAGTAACAGGAAATGCTGATATTGATGGTGACGTTGATGTAGATGGAACACTAGAAGCTGATGCAATTACTGTAGGTGGCACAGACTTAAACACAGTTATAGCAGGTGTAACAGTTACTAATGCAACAACAGCAGCCGTAGCAACAACAGTAACCATTAGCGATAATGAAAGCACAAACGAAGACAATGCTATTATTTTTACTGCAGGTGGAGATGTAGACGGTGGCAACATAGGATTAGAATCAGATGGTGATTTAACTTACAATCCTAGCACAGGGAGGTTGACAGCGACACAATTATCTGGTACGTTACAAACAGCAGCGCAACCAAATATTACATCTGTTGGTACGTTAGGTGACATCACTGCCAAAACATCAGACGGTGCTATCTTAAAATTACAAACAAGCCATGCTAGTATGGTAAATAATGATATTGTAGGAGCTATTGAGTTTTCTGCTCCAGATGAAAGTAGTGGTACTGATGCTATAACAACGGCAGCTTCAATCGTAGCTGAAGCGGATGCAACATGGTCTTCAAGCAAAAATGAGTGCGATTTGGTGTTTAAGTTGGGGTCAAGTGGTGCAGCTTCAGAAAAAATGCGTTTAACGCACGAAGGTAGCATGTCCGTAGGTGATATATCTTCTTTAACAGGTAATGCTGCAGCTATTACACTTAGTCAAGGTGTTGTACCTAATACAGTAACAGAAGCTGCAAGTGGAAACTATACTCCTGATATGTCACGATACACAAATTTTATATTGACAGTAGACAATAGTAATAATTGTACATTACAAGATCCTACAGATGAAGTAGCAGGGCAGTCTGGAATATTTGTATTTATTCAAGATGGTACAGGCGGTGGAACATTATCTCATGCAGACGATAGATATTTTGTATCAGGTGGAACGTCAATAACATTAAGCACAGCAGCTAATGCAATAGATATTGTTCCGTATTTTGTTCAAGCAGATGGAAAAATTCATCTAGGAGTAGCACAGAAGGCTTTTGCAGAGGCATAATATATGGTTGCAAGTAGTAATTTTTTCTTTGGGTCTTCAGGTTTTTATCCATATGAGATAGGGCAGTCATGTCGCTTTGAGAGTGCTAGTGATGAAAGGCTTAGCCGTGCGCCATCTAGTGCAGGAAATAAAAAAACATTTACATGGTCAGGTTGGGTTAAACGAAGTGCGCATACAAATTCTTCTCTTTTTAGTTCAGGAACTGCGTCTGATGAACTAACACAACTCAATATTCAAGGAGATGGAAATTTAAGGTTTAGAGATAGGTCAGGTGATAATTTACGCAAAGAAACAACGGCTTTATTAAATGACGTAGGTGCATGGTATCATATAGTATGTGCCGTAGATCTTACGCAAGCGTCAAATGGTGACAGAGTAAAACTTTATATTAATGGTACATTGCAAACAGATTTGTCAATTAATGACACTTTTAGTAACAGGAACACATACATTAATCGTACTGGCGGCAATGGAATGGTAGTAGGTGAAAGAGCGTATGATACTGCTAATTCTCTTTCAGGTTATTTGGCAGAGGTACATTTCATAGATGGCACACAAGTAACGGCAGATTCATTTGGTGAAACTAAAGAAGGTGTGTGGATTCCAAAAGAATATACTGGGGGGTCTTACGGAACTAATGGGTTTTATTTAAAATTTGACCAAACTGGAACTGGCACAGCATCAGCATCTACCATTGGAGCAGATAGTTCTGGGAATGATAATCATCTTACATCAACAAATTTAGCATCTATTGATAGCAACAGAACAGATAGTCCAACAAACAATTTTGCAACATGGAATCCTTATTGGGGAGGAAATGGAACGTATGGAACACATGGAACAATAGTCAATGGAGCATTAGAATTGTCCTCTGTTGGTTCAGAAACAAATGCTTTTTGTTCGCAAATATTGCCATCAAGCGGCAAATATTATGTTGAAATGAGAGTATCAAGTCTTAACTCGTTTTCTGGTGGAGTTATGCAAACAGCACCAACAATTCACAGAAGCGTTTTGTTTCAAACAGACGGAACTATTGACCAAGATAATTCACAAGTGCAGTCAGGTTTAGGGAGTTTTTCAGCAGGAGATACCATTGGTATTCGTTGTGACATGGATGCAGGAACAGTACAGTTTTATGTTGAAGACTCAGCTTATGGTTCAGCAGTAACATTAACATCAATTGATAATCAAGGTGAGTATGCAATAATGTGTCGTGCTAATGCTTATGTAGAACTTAGAACGGACACTAAGGATATGGAGTTTTCTATTCCAAATGGATATACAACATTGTCTACAGCAAATTATCCAGAGCCAACAATTAGTCCTTTAAACGCTAAGCAACCATCAGACTATTTTAATACAGTTCTTTGGAGTGGAAACGGAAGTACAGACCATGATATAAGTGGCGTTGGGTTTCAGCCAGATTTTGTGTGGATTAAAAATAGGTCTAGTACGTCAGGATGGCATGCATTCCATGATGCTGTTAGAGGAGCAGGAGCAACTTTATTTTCGAATGCTACTGACGCAGAGTATGCGTATAGTGATTATTTTGGACCTTTTCAGACAGATGGGTTTAGACTTTCAGATGTATCAGTAGGACACTCATGGAATACAAGTAGTAATGCGTATGTGGGATGGAACTGGCTAGGAGCAAACGGCACAACTACAAATGACGCAAGTGCAACAGGTGTAGGTTCAATAGATAGTGTGTATTCAGCCAATACAACGGCAGGTTTTAGCATTGTTAGTTATACTGGTACTGGTTCAAATGGAACAGTGGCTCATGGATTAGGTGTTGCTCCAAAATGGGTTATAGTTAAGAAAAGAAATAACACAGGTGATTGGGTTGTTTGGCATGAGGGTCTAGGCGATGGAACAAATTACATAATTTTGGATACAGATCAAGCAGGATTAACAGCTACTAATATTTGGAATAGCACTATACCAACCTCTTCAGTATTTTCAGTTGGAACACACACGACTACAAATGGCTCGTCAGATACCTTTATAGCGTATTGTTTCGCAGAAATTGAAGGCTATTCGAAGTTTGGAAAATTTACTGGAAATGGAGATGCAGATGGTCCTTTTGTTTATACTGGTTTTCGCCCTGCGTGGCTAATGTGGAAACGAACAAATTCTACTAATCAGTGGGTAATGAACGATGCTACAAGAAATCCATTTAATCAAACGGATCAAGTATTATATGCAAATTTGAATGATGCAGATTCAACAGGTGAGGGAATAGTAACAGATTTAGTATCTAATGGTTTTAAGTTACTGAGTTCAACAGCAGGAAATGCAAATACAAATAATAGTACATACATCTACATGGCATTTGCGGAGATGCCCTTTAAGTATGCAAATGCAAGGTAATAGGAGAAGATAATGGTTTGGAAATATAAATCTAGAGAAATAGTAGCAGGAAGAAGTTGGGTTGATGATAATAAAATACGACACCCTTCTAACTGGATGAGATGGTCAGCAGATTATAAAAAAAGTATGAATGTAACTTGGACAGATGACCCTGCACCCTATGACAATAGATTTTATTGGGGGTGGTCAGCAGATGGCAAAACTCTCATTGAAAGAAAAATAGCAGACGAAGATGCAGTAGATAATGCAGGTAATAAATTAAAAGATGAAGATGGCAATCAAATTATTACTGAAGGACTAAAAACTATCTGGGTGCGTAAAACCAAAGAGTCAGCAAACGGAAATCTTCAATCAACAGATTGGTATGTTACCAGAAAATCAGAAGCAGGAACGGCAATACCTAGTGACATTACAACTTACAGAACAGCAGTAAGAACATCGTCAAAAACTATTGAAGATAAAATAAATGCTTGTTCTGATTTAACCGCTTTCAAGGCATTGTTTGATATTCCAGTTGATAGTAATGGAAAACCCACTGGGAACGCTCCAATATATGATTGGCCTAAAGAAGTATAGAGGTGTATTATAGATCCGTTAACAGTCAGTGCAGCCATATCTACAGCTACGGCTGCATTTAATGGGATCAAGAAAGCCTTTCAAGCAGGGCGAGACTTGGAACAAATGTCAGGTGACTTGTCTCGTTGGATGGGAGCAGTCAGTGACGTAGACCACATACACAAAGCGTCTAAGTCACCGTCTATGTTAAAGAAGATGTTCGCTGCACAGTCAGTAGAACAAGAAGCAATAGAGGCTTTTGCTGCAAAGAAGAAACTAGAGCAACAGCGTGATGACCTAAAGACATACATTATGTTCACGCAAGGAACTAAAGCTTGGGATGAGTTAGTCGAAACTGAAGTTAATATCCGTAAGCAAAGAAAGAAACTTGTGTATGAAGCTCAACAGAGAAGAGAGAAAATACTTAACGCTGTGTTTATTACTCTCGGTCTTATTGCTGTTACTGCACTCTCTAGTGGATTGCTCTACGTTATTATCACTAACCTCTAGGGCAGAGGCACACGAACATAAGTATAAACCTACATTAGAGAACGGACACTTAACTATATGTAGGTTAAAGAAAGTAGAGAAGGCACACCAGAACGCTAACGGACAAGACGGAATAAGTTGGTGGTGTTTATACGAAGGTGCAAACGGTAGTGGGTTCTTAGAGTTAGTTGACTCTTATAAACTGTGTCCTAAACAAGTGGTCTGTCAGTATGACCCAAAAGAGAAACCACCTAGCATAGACGATATGTTAAAAGCAATGAAGGACGCATTTAAATAATGGAAATTAACCCTATACTATTCTGGAACTTAATATTAACGCTTGTAATAGCTCCTGCTTTCTGGACATTTAGAGGTTTATTAAGTGAGGTAAAACGTATAGATATTCTTCTTAATAAAACTAGAGAAGAATATGCATCCAGATCAGACGTAAAAGAAGAGATGCAAAAGGTACATGAATCAATGCATCGAATAGAAGATAAATTAGATAAAATACTAACTAGAGGTTAATGTAATGGCTCTTACACCCAAAGTTCAAAAAGAATTTGCAGGATTCGATATGGAACAAGTTATGCCTAAACTGGGGTATACTGGACCTAATCAGATAGATGACATAAGAAAGTTTCTTACTGCTAATCCTAATGCAGCACGTAAATTAGATAAATGGGGTACAATGGCTTCTAAAATGATTAGAGGAGAAGCTGTTGATACTGTTTTTAGATCTCAGGTAAGCACCCCTAATCTTGTAGGAGAAAATAAACCACCTCAACAAGCACCATCCCAAGTTAAAACAGCTATTAATAATCCTTCTCAACAGCCTAGAGTACAAATGAAAAAAGGTGGCTCAGTTAAAAAAGATGGCAATTCAGATTTCAAGCTAAATCCTGACATTTATGATAAAGATGGAAATGTAAAAGGCAATGTAGATATTAAACCTTTTTCTCAAGAAACTACAACACCTACCACTGGTCAAACACCTGCTATGCAAAAAACTGCAGAGATAATGGCTGATCCTTTTGCTGCAG